AATTTTAGAGCCCGCAGCAGAGGCGGAATTGGTCACGTTCATCTTGATCGCGTTGAAAACAGTTCCAGCCGCGTTCCAAGTGTCCGTCAGGTCATAAAGGTAAGCCATGATTGTCTCTTAACTCCGCACAATCCGCTAAGTACACTCATACAGCGTACCAAGCCCAAAAGCAATTCAAAGCCTAGTAGTTGGTTACATCCATAACGACTACTTGATAGTCGCCGAAAAGTGTCGGCGTAGAATCACCCGGCGTCGCCACAAGCAGAAATGAGCCAATTTGCACCCCGTTCGTAGCTCCCGCCACTCCGAGCAGAAATTGCTGCGTATTATTGGGCAGGGCGCGGTAGAGCAGCCGCTCAGTCCACCGGGTCAGCAGTGACGCATAGGTCCGCCCAGAATCAAAAGTGGTTGTCGATGTCAAGGGGCTCGTCAGCGTTCCGGTCAGGACGCTTCTGATCCGCATCGGCTTCTCAGCAAGCGAAAACGCCAGATTGCCAGCGGTATCGTAAATCTCAAACAGCTTGCTTGAGGTTGGCGTCGGTTTCAGATCGAACAGCCAGTAATCAATGGTTGTGCCGACAGCCTGCGTGGACAAAAAGTCCCAAACCCAAGTGAGCGAAGTGGGCGTGCCGTTTTCGACAAAGCCAATCCCTGTCAGGCCAGTAAGCCCTGACGGCCTAATCGCCAGCATGGGGTATGTACTAGAATTAGGCCGAGTGTAGCTAAACGAGGCCATGCTGGCTGCTTCAGGAGCGCCGGCCTGCGTATTTGTCACAGTCGTAATGGTGCCCTTCTGAATAAGCACCGGGTTGACCAAGCTGTCGGTAATCTGAACCGTGCCGCCATCATTCCAAATTGTTAAACCTGCCGGCATATCAATAAACCCCGTAGAAAATCGCCCCAGCAAAGTCAGTGGCGGTTGATTTAGTCCAACTCATCGTTGTGCCGGAGAAGCTGACAAAGGGATAGCGATTTGATTCATTGGTCGAGGCCGCAATGAAGTAGAACGGCGAGCCCTCTGATAGCAAAGAATTTGTCACGCTACTCGTTTGGTTGCCTGACGTAATGTTTACCTGCCCCAGAATAAAGCCGGTGCGGGTCGATACGTCGATGATGAGGTTGCCAGAGGCATCCCACAACTGGATACCGGCAGGCATTACCAGATACCCAACCGGACACGCAGGACGCCAGAGCTATCGTAGACCCGCAACTGGTTGCTCTCAATTTCCATCCGCTGCCCGCTTGTCGCCGTGCGCAGCAGGCCGATAGTGGCGCTAACTGAGGACAGATCGGTGACGCTTATCTTGGCTGCGGTGACGGCCCCGGCGTTAATCTTGTCTGCCGTAACCGCGTTCGAGGCGATCTTGTCTGCGGTAATGGCGTTAGCGAAAACCTTGTCGGCAGTGATGGCGCCAGTGGCAATATTGCCAGCCTCAATGGTGCCTGCGGCGATCTTGGCGCCAGTGATAGTGCTGGCAGCGATCTGAGTTGCCGTAATCGTGCTGGCAGCAATGTTGCCAGCCAGAATGGTCGCTGCGGCAATCTCATTGGATGTAACTGCCCCGGCGGCGATCTTCGGCGTGCTAATGGCGCTATCAGTAATCTGAGTGCCGGTAATTTGCCCCGTCACCTTGGCGGCTGAAATGGCCGCAAGCTGAGAATCTGATAGCTGCCCGGTAACCTTCGATGCCGCCACCGCAGCAATCTGAGCGTTGGTTAGCTGACCTGTAATGTCGGTTGCAGGGACTTCCGCCGACCAAGACGCACCAGTGTAGCGGTAGAGCTTGTCTTCCAGCGTCAGGTAGACGACGCGGCCCTCAAACAGATTGGTCGTCGGCAGAGTGGCAACGATCTCATAGCCGCCTTTGGTCTTCGATAGGTTAAACACCTTATCGATAGTGACCGCAGCATATGCGCCACTGCCTGTGGCCCTGATCGTCAGGGTGGCCGTATCTTCATTGGTGTCGAAGCCGCCGGTAATGGTATAGGTCCGGCCAGTGAACGATACAGCGAGCCCCTGCGGATTGCCGCCACTGGGGACCGACAGGCTAAAGTTGGTGCTGATGTCGGTGTCGCCGCTGACAATGACGAAGTTGCCGGTTGCCGGGGCATAGGACACCACATCGCCGTTGGCATAGGCAAACAGGCCGACCGACTCGTTGGTAAGGTAGCCAGAGATGGCCGGCGTGCCTGCGGCGCCAGTTGCCCCCGCCGCGCCGGTAGCGCCCGTAGCGCCAGTCCGGCTCTTGGCGATGCTGTAGGTTAGGCGAACCGTCACGCCAGAATAGGAAGCGTCAAATTGGGCTGTGGCCGTATCGGAGCCGGGATCGCTAATCGTATAGACGCCGCTCGAATTGATCGAGTACCAGCTTCCAGTGCCGACCTTGGAAAAAGTGACCGTGCCGCTAGTGGTCTTTTCGACAAAGCCGTCAAAGACACGCATGGTCCCGCCGGCAGTGCTATAATCACCACCAGTGCCGTCAAGGGCAGTCGCTACCACATGGGCTGAGTTGGTCAGGAATGCCGAGATTGCGTTTTCGCCGGGCGTGCCGGTGCCCTGAACGAACAAGTCCCAATAGACAGTGTTGGTCAGCGCAATGCTGGTCGGCACGTTCTGCTTGGCAATGTAAGTCGCATCGCCAGTAGCATTTTGGACAAGGTCACCCTTGTTGTAGGCCAGAGATGTCGAGTGGACGCCAGCCGGGTTATTGCGGGTCGCGAAGTCTTCCGGCTTACCTGAGCCAGTGACCGAATCCCAGATAGCCGTGACCGACGCATCGACGGTGCCGAGAATGAACGGGCTGTTAAGCGGATTGTAGATCGTCGGTGCAGCCGGCGACACTGGGGCAGAGTCTTCAGCGTCCCACAGATAGATTAGCGGGCTTTCCTCGATCAGCGTCAGCGGCACCTGCCCGTCTGGGCGAATTTCCTGACTGATGACGCGGAACAACTTATTGCTCCAGCCGAGCGGCTCAAACGACAGCCGGACAACGTCGCCAACGGCGCAGCCCTGACCACGGGCATTGAAGACGGCGGCGAACGTGCCGCGATACTGGCTGCGCTGCAAAACTTGCTTGGCAATGCGCTGCGCCCGCCGACCGTCCTCGACGTATGGCAGGTCGAGCGACATAACGCGGTCGATCCCGTCCGGCGAAGCAAAGCCAACCTCTGGGTAGTCCACAAGTTGGTACAAGCTGTTCTGCGACGGGTCGATATACCGACCGCGTGCCTTATTGTAGCTATCGGACAGGCCGCGCGTCTGGTTCCACTCAAACTCGCCGATGACATCGTTTTCGTCAAAGTCCAGCACATACTCGGCCAGATCATTGCGCATGATCTCAACCGACAGTTTGCCGTTGCTGTCGCGCAGCGTGCCGTTCATCGAGGCAAGGAAGGTGTTAATAATGTTCATGCGGTCGTCGGCATCCGACGCCGTACCGGAGGTCCGGTAGCGCTTCTGCGTGCCACCGATGGCAAGGGTCACGTTCTCATCGCAGATATTGGCTGCGGTGATGAAGCTTTCCATGTCGATGCGATTGGCCGGCACGCCGCAGCCAATCGAAAGCTCGCCATTGATCTTCCAGCCAAGCAGCCACCAAAGCAGTTGCAGGGCCGGATTGTCGGTGTCGTCAGCCGCCGTATAGGAGCCCCAAGTGGTCTGGTCGTTTGAGCGATGGGCGCCAGAACCGCCGGGCAAAGTGCTGTCCTTGCGCGGATCGTACAGCAGAGCGCCATCGCCGATTATGGTGACGCGGCTAGGCAGCCCGTTGACCAGTGGGCTTTCAGTTTTGCTGGAGTTGCCGGTACGCTTAATCCGCAGATGCACATAGGCGCAGCCAGTCAGCGGCGTGCTGCTACCCCACTTGGAGCCGCCGTTGATAATAATGGCATTGGCAACGCTGCCTTCGATTCTCGTATTAATGGTAAGATAACCGGAATAGGTTCCAGTAACACCGCCGCCGGCCGTCCAAGCCTGCTTGTCCTCAAACCAAATCTCATCAATCGACTTAACCTTATGCGACGCAACGGCAATGATATAGTCAATGTACTCCTGATTGGTCCCGCTGGCCTCATGGTAGCGGAGATCAAGGTTCATCGCCGTGGTGCCGAATACCGCTTTGCGCGGCGTGGCTGGGTCTAAGCTAACATTGAGACGGCCAAGCTGGCTCTTTGGAATGCTGGGGCCAAGAGCCGCTTCAGCAACCCCACTAAGGGCCAAAGTGGCGCCCATAGCAATAAGGGCACCTTTGGAAACTGTCAGGCCAAGAAACCCAAGGCTCCCGCCACCAGTAAAAATCGCAGCGGCTATTAGCGCAACGCCGGTAATAATCTTTAGGACTTTACCCATTTAGCCGACGCTCCAAGCCTTGTCCCACATCGCTCTGGGCACCCTCTCCAGTCCGTCATCAGAAACGAACCATGCGAACGAGCCCATTAC